GCAATGAAGTCAAAATACAGTTCACAATCTGGTTCAGAAGCTTTATATAACGAAGCTGATACAGATTTCTCAGGAACTGGAACACACCAAGCTGATCCAACAGGATTAAGTGGTGTTACAGATGCTGACACAGACGCAACAATCGCAGACGAAGCTGACACAGTTTCAACATTCGGTTCTGGTTTGTCAACAGCAGCTGCAGAGAGACTTGGCGTTGGTGAAACCGGCGACGGTTCATACGGCGAAATGGCTTTCACTATTGAGAAATCAACAGTGACTGCTAAGTCAAGAGCTCTTAAAGCTGAATACACTATGGAACTAGCTCAAGACCTTAAAGCTATCCACGGTTTAGATGCAGAAGGCGAACTTGCTAACATTCTATCTGCTGAGATCCTAGCGGAAATCAATAGAGAAGTTGTTAGAACAGTTCTTAAAACTGCTAAAATCGGAGCTTTACAGTCTTCAACAGCTGTTTCTGGTATATTCGATGTCAATACTGACTCTGATGGAAGATGGATGGTTGAAAGATTCAAAGGTTTAATCATGCAAATAGAAAGAGAGTGTAACGTAATCGCTAAAGAAACAAGAAGAGGTAAAGGTAACTTTATCCTTTGTTCTTCAGACGTAGCTTCAGCTCTAGCAGCTGCTGGTATGTTAGATTACACACCTGCACTTTCAGCTAACTTAAACGTTGATGACACAGGTAATACTTTTGCCGGTGTTCTTAACGGAAGAGTTAAAGTTTACATTGATCCATATTCAACTGTAGACTTTGTTTGTGTTGGTTACAGAGGATCTAATCCATATGACGCAGGTTTATTCTACTGCCCATACGTTCCACTAACAATGGTTAAAGCCGTTGGTGAGAATGATTTCCAACCAAGAATAGGGTTCAAAACAAGATACGGCATGGTCGCAAACCCATTCGTAGCTCTTGATGGTATCGGTTCAGACAGATCTAACCAATACTTCAGAATCTTCAGAGTTGACGACATCATGGTGTAAGCCAGAGTTGATACTCTTTTTAAAGGGAGTCTTCGGACTCCCTTTTCTTTTTGTATAAATAGATATATGGCAACATTAACTACAAATAAAAACTTTCTAAGCCCAGTCGGCTTTCAATTTAAAATAGACTTTACAAAGTATCCTAATCTCGAATACTTTGCTGTTGCTGCCACATTACCAGGAATTAGTATAAGTGCAGTTGATAGTCCATATCGTGGAGTTAATTTAGCTTTTACAGGAGATCGTTTATCATTTGAAGATCTTGCATTAAGAGTTAATATAACTGAGAATATGGAAAACTATATAGAGACATTTGATTGGTTGCATAATCTTGCTCAAACCAACAATGCCGAAGAATTTAAATGTGATGCAACTTTATTAATATTATCATCACATAATAATGTAACAAAAGAAATTAAGTTTAAAGACGTTTTTCCAACTAACATTACTCCAGTAGAGTTTGATGCTCAGGTTGATGGCGTTGAGTATGCGCAAATGGATATAACATTTGCATACACAAACTTTGAATTTGTCTAAGTTTTTTTCTAAAAACCGTTTACAAATTCACCAGAGTATGGTATAATATAATAGTATGAATAATTTGCAAGAAATCTTAGAAATGTGGAAGAAAGACTCAGTCATCGATGAGATGAATTTAGATGAGGCCTCAAGAGACTCCGCAAAATTACACGGTAAATATCTCGAATTACTTTCTGTTAACCGTATGAAACTCAAAAAAGCAGAACTTGACTTTAAGGTACTACTTAAAGACAAATGGTTGCATTATAATGGCAAAATGAGTAGGGAAGAAATCGATGCCAAAGGATGGGATTATGACCCATTAGGTGGACTGACAGTACTCAAAGGAGATATGGATTATTATTATGATTCTGATCCTATCATTCAAGAACACCAAGCCAAAATACAATACATTCAAGAGCTCTGTGATACTCTTAAAGAGATATTAGATAACATTAAATGGAGACATCAAACAGTCAAAAATATGATTGAGTGGAGAAAATTCACTAGCGGTATCTAATGGAAAATATAAAGATTCAAAAGAAGAATGAAGTCTTTTTACAGGTTCAATGTGAGCCAAGTGTAGAAAGAGAATTATCTGAACACTTTTGTTTCTTCGTCCCTGGGTATAAATTTATGCCAGCTTATCGTAATCGTATGTGGGATGGAAAAATACGATTATATGATAGTAGAAAGAAAACTTTATATTGTGGACTATACAAATATTTATGTGAGTTTTGTGACGTGCGGGATTATAACCTAGAAGTGTTAGAATCACCACAATATGGTACACTAGAATCATCATCTGACACGGACATAGAATCCCTTTTATCAAAAATCACCCTCTCTGTGAATGGAGGGGATATAATACCTAGACAATATCAGTTGGAGGGACTCTCGCACACACTTTCTCAGAATCGATCCTTACTGTTATCACCTACTGCTTCTGGAAAGAGTTTAATCATATATTTAGCAGTAAGATATTACCTAGAAAATTATGAAGGTAACGTATTGCTTATAGTACCTACGACATCATTAGTAGAGCAAATGTATGCTGACTTCGGAGATTATTCAAGTAAGGATACGTGGAATCATGAAGAAAACTGTCATAGAATATATTCCGGCCGCGAAAAAATTGGTATAAATCAGAGAGTTATTATTAGTACATGGCAATCAATTTATAAGTTACCAGCATCTTGGTATAGTAATTACGGTATGGTTATAGGAGATGAAGCACATAATTTTAAAGCTAAATCACTTACATCGATATTAGAAAAATGCGTAAATGCAAAATATCGAATGGGAACCACTGGTACATTGGATGGAACTCAAACTCATCAGTTAGTATTAGAAGGTTTATTTGGTCCTGTATATCAGGTTACTACGACAAAAGAATTAATTGATAATAAAGATTTAAGTCAATTAGAAATAGATATATTGATACTTAAATATAAAGATGAAATATGCAAACAGATATCTGGTATGAAGTATCAAGAAGAGCTAGACTTTATTGTAAGGTATCAAGCAAGAAATAACTTTATTTCAAACCTTGCATTAGATCAAAAAGGTAATACATTATTGCTATTTAACTATGTAGAGAAACATGGAAAGCCTTTACATAGTCTATTATCAGAAAAGATAAATAGTAATAGAAAGCTCTTTTACGTAAGTGGAGAAACAGATGTCGATACAAGAGAGAAAGTACGTGAGATTACCGAGAAAGAAAAAGACGCAATTATTGTTGCTTCCATTGGCACTTTTTCTACAGGTATTAATATTCGTAACTTACACAATATTATCTTTGCTTCACCTAGTAAGTCGCAAATTAGGGTTCTTCAAAGCATCGGGCGAGGACTAAGAAAGAGCGAAGATGGTAGAGATACTAAAATATTTGATATTGCAGATGACTTACATTGGAAATCTAATAAGAATTATACATTACAACATGCCGCTGAAAGAATTAAAATATATTCTAAAGAGCGATTTAATTACAAACTATGGGATATAAATATATAAATGCAAGAACTTAATATAAGACATTTCAAACTTTTGAATGGAGATGATATTATCGGACTCGTAGCAGTTAAAAACGATGATAACTATATTATTGAAAGACCAGTTTCAGTACAATCAAATTTACTGGGTGGTTTTCAGTTCACTCCTTGGTTTCCATTCTCGGAGTCCAAACAGTTCAAAATAATGAAGTCTAATATTATTCAACATGTTCCTATAGCTGAAGACGTCAAAGAGAACTATGTACAGTTTGCTTTGAAGTTAGACGAAGTTCGCAAACCTGTTAAATCTGATCAAGAGATATTAGAAGAATATGAAGATGAGATCATTAACAGATATGCTGAAGAAGGAGTACCGATACCTGAGAAGAAGACTATACATTAGAGATATACCTTCCCGCTCCGGGGTACAGTATATTATACCATAAAAACGAGCATTTGTAAACGGTTTTTGTGAAAATAATTAAAAAAAATTAGTTTACTTTTACACAGAAATGTGGTATAATAATAACATTATGGAGAAAATAAATGAGCCAAAAAAATAAAGCACATTACGTAAACAATAAAGAATTTTCTCAAGCTGTAATGGATTATGCTATTGAAGCTAATGCAGCAAGAGAAAAAGGAAAGCCAACTCCTACAGTTACTGATTACATAGCCAAATGCTTTATTCGTATTGCAGAGGGTCTTTCACATAGACCAAACTTTGTAAGATATACGTATAGAGAAGAAATGGTTATGGATGCGGTTGAAAACTGTTTAAGAGCAATTGGAAACTATAACATCGAGACTGCAACTCGAACAGGAAGGCCTAATGCCTTTTCTTACTTTACTCAAATTTGTTACTTTGCGTTTATACGTAGAATTACAAAAGAGAAGAAGCAGCAAGATATTAAATTTAGATTCATTGAGAAAATGGGTATCGAAGATTTCGTACAAATGGGTATGGATAACGATACGGCAAATGAGACAATGGCCTATGTTGATACCTTAAGGCAAAGAATTAGTACAGTAAGACAAAAGGATACTGCAATTAAAGAATTTGCTAAAAAGGAAAAGGAAGCTGAAAAGCTGGAGTTATTCATGTCATGAAACAGTTAAAAGAAAAAAGTAGGCTGAGACAGATACGTAGGAATAAAAAAAGACTTCCTAAAGAATTAAAAAGAAAAGCAAAAAGAAAAGAACTTGCTATGTCTATGGAGAAGATTAGAGTCTCTGGCAGAAGATTACAAAAACTTCAAAAGCAGTATTTTGCAGAAAGAATGAGGATATTAAAAAATGAAAGTAGCAATACTGAATGATACTCATTGCGGAGTAAGAAATAGTTCAGATATATTTCTAAAATATCAGGATAGATTCTATTCAGAAGTTTTCTTTCCTTATTGCCAAGAGCATGATATTAAAAATGTTTTGCACCTTGGTGACTATTATGAACATCGTAAGTTTGTTAACTTTAAAGCTTTAAATGCAAATCGTAAACATTTCTTAGAACCTTTAAAACAATATGGTATGACGATGGATATTATTCCAGGTAACCATGATGTTTATTTTAAGAATACAAACGAACTTTGCTCTTTAAAAGAGTTACTTGGTTACTTTACCTCGAATGTAAATATCTGTATGAAACCTACAGTATTAGATTATGATGGATGTAAAGTTGCAGTAATACCTTGGATTAATAATTCTAATTATAAAGAATATACGGAATGGGCTCAAAATTGTGGAGCATCTATTCTTGGAGCTCATTTGGAGCTAAAAGGATTTGACATGATGGCAGGGATGCCTAATCCACATGGTATGAATGCAGAGGTCTTTTCTAAATTTGAAATGGTTCTATCAGGTCATTTCCATACCAAGTCGCATCAAGGCAATGTACATTATCTCGGTTCTCAAATGGAGTTTACCTGGGCAGATGTAGATGATCCAAAATATTTTCATGTTCTCGATACAGAAACAAGAGAAGTAGAAGCAGTGCGTAATCCAATTACGATGTTTAAGAAAGTAATATATGATGATAGCAAAAAAGACTACGATAAAGTTGATGTCTCAGAGTTTGAGCATAAGTTTATTAAGTTAATTGTTATAAATAAAAATGATCTTTATATGTTTGATAAGTTTATCGATCGATTACAGAATATAGAGACATATGAACTCAAGATAGCTGAAAGCTTTGAAGAGTATCTGGGAGAAAGCGTAGAAGACGAGAAAATATCCCTTGAAGATACTACTAATCTTCTTGATTCTTATGTTGAGGCTGTAGATACTGATTTAGATAAAGAACATCTAAAGGTAGAATTGAGAAAGCTTTATACTGAAGCACAAAATCTAGAAGTAGTATGATACATTTTAAATCTTGCGAGTGGAAGAACTTTCTATCCACAGGAACCGATCCTATAAAAATTGCGCTGGATCGATCACCAACAACATTAATCGTAGGACAAAACGGAGCAGGTAAATCAACTTTACTTGATGCTTTATCTTTTGGTCTTTTTGGTAAACCTCATAGAGATATCAAGAAAGATCAGATGATTAATAGTATCAATAAAAAAGGTACACTTGTAACTGTTGAGTTTACGATTGGAACATCAGATTTTAAAATTGTTCGTGGTATTAAGCCAGGAAAATTTGAAATCTATCAGAATGGAAACTTAATTAATCAAGCATCAAATGCAAGAGATTATCAAAAGTTCTTAGAACAAAATATTCTTAAGCTTAATCATAAGTCTTTTCACCAGGTAGTTGTATTAGGAAGTAGCTCATTTATTCCTTTTATGCAACTGCCCGTGTGGTCAAGAAGAAATATTATTGAAGACCTATTGGATATTAATATCTTTTCTAAAATGAATATGCTTTTAAAAGAGCGTAATTCAAAGATTAAAGATGAGCTTACTGATATAAATCATCAAATTGATATTAGCAAAACTAAGATTGATAGTCAATCTAAATATATCAAAGACTTACAAGAGTTAAATGATGATCAAATTGTACAGAAACAATCAAGCATTGATACTCATAAAGATGAGATTAATCGTCTCTTTGATGAAAGTAAATCTCTAGGTAAAAATCTTGCAGCTGCAATTACATCAGAAGAAAAGCAAAGTACTGAATTAATTAAAAAGATGTCTCAATTAGATTCTTATGATGGTCAGTTTAATGATAAAATTAAATCACTTGTAACAGAATCTAGATTCTATGAAGAGAATGATAATTGTCCAACATGTGATCAAGATATCGATGAAGCTTTAAAGTCTACAAAAATTAGTCAAATAAAAGATAAAGCGAAAGAGATTCAAGATGCAAAAGAAGATCTTCAAAAGAATATTGCTGAAATGAAAGCAAATCAAAGAGAAGTATCTAATAGTCTTAACAAGCTTAGACAAAAACAAAATCGTATTAATAGTAATAATGATTCAATTACTCTTTTACAAAAAGAGATCGATAAAATTCAAAAAGAAATAAATACATTGTCAGGTCAAAGTGGAGATGTTTCAAAAGCAAAACGTGAGCTTAATTCTCTAAGAAAGAAAAAAGATAAAGCGACAGAAAAGAAACTTGAGTATGTAGAAGAGAGAACCTATAATGAAGTCATAGGTGAAATGCTTAAAGACACTGGTATCAAAACTAAAGTCATTAAGCAATATTTACCAGTAATGAATCGACTTATTAATCAATATCTTCAAGTGCTAGATTTCTTTGTATCTTTTCATCTTGATGAGAACTTTAACGAAACTATTCGATCAAGACACCGTGATTCATTTAACTATGCGTCATTCTCAGAAGGAGAAAAACAAAGAATTGATTTATCTCTTCTCTTCACGTGGAGACAGATTGCTAAAATGAAAAACAGTGCGGCTTCAAATCTGCTTATTCTTGATGAAACATTTGATTCTAGTTTAGATCATGATGGGATTGATAATCTTACCAAAATATTAGAAACTCTTGATGATGGTTCTAATGTGTTTATTATATCTCATAAAGGCGATATCTTAGAGAATAAGTTTAGAAGTAAAATCGAATTTTTCAAAGATAGAAACTTTTCAAAGATAAAGTAGGGGCTGTAGCTCAGTAGGGAGAGCGACTGGTTTGCATCCAGTAGGTCGTAGGTTCGATTCCTATCAGCTCCACCAAGCCACCCTAGCTCAGTTGGTAGAGCAGTTGATTTGTAATCATCAGGTCGCCAGTTCGAATCTGGCGGGTGGCTCCAGCTGAAAGGTGTTAAGAGTGCTAATTATTTTCACTTTTAGGTGAAAAAAACGTTTACATTTGCTGAGAAGTATGGTATAATATACAGTATAAAGATAAGGAAATAAATGTCAACACAAAAATCAACCCTCGCTAAACTACTAGCAAAAGAGAATATTACAGTACAATATGGTAACTATCAGACTGCATGGTTTGATATCAAAGATAGAATCCTAGGTCTTCCTCAATGGAAAGATATGGGTAAAGATGTAACAGATCTACTCATTGGTCATGAAGTTGGCCATGCTTTATTTACACCATACGAAGGTTGGCATGATAGCCCAGAAAAACTTGAAGGCTGTCCACGTTCTTATATTAACGTAATCGAAGATGCACGTATCGAAAGACACATTAAAGATAGATATGCTGGTCTTGTTGCTCCAATGGCAAGAGGATACAAAAAGCTTTTTGATGAAGAGTTCTTTGGACCTTTAGATGATCTTGACTGGGATGAAGTAAAACTTATTGACAAAATTAATCTTAAAGCAAAAATTGGAGCTCATATCGATGTTCCATTTACCGATGAAGAAGTTGTATATTATGATAGAGCAATGAAAACAACTACGTTTGAAGAAGTAACTGAACTATGTAGAGATATACTTGCTTATACAAAAGAAAATCAAGAAGACTTACTAACACCGCCTGAAGTTCCAGCACCAGGTGAAGACAATCAACAAGAAAATATGGAAGATCCTACAGAAGGTATGGGTCATGATGACATGGAATCAATTGAAGGAGAAGATAATGAATCAGGAAGTCAACCTAATAGAAACACTGAAGCTGAAGAAAGCAGCTCTGAAGCTAGTGACCGAAGCTCAACAGAATCTAATGAAAGCACAGACAAATCTGAAGAAGATAGAGACGATGGAAAATCTGTTAAAAGAGAAGATGAAGATGTCTCTTTAACAGATGAAAACTTTAGAAGAAATGAACATACTCTTTTAGATAGAGATAAGCATGGACAGCAATCTCAAGTATGTAATGAATTCAACAAAGAAGTTTCAAAGCATATCGTAATTGAATATGCTGATCTTAAAAAAGCAAGAGCACAAACTACAGGTTGGAATGGTTATTTAGAAAATGGCTATTATAAAGAAGAGTTTGCGAAATACATTAAAGAAGTAAAAAGAAATGTTAACTATGCAGTAAAAGAATTTGAAATGAAAAAAGCTGCTTATCGTTATACAAGAGCTCAAACTGCAAAAACAGGTTCAATCGACGTTAATAGACTTTGGTCATACAAAACTAACGACGATATCTTTTCAAGAGTTACAAAACTTGCTGATGCTAAAAATCATGGAATGATGATGTTGATTGATTACTCAGGTTCAATGGGTAATACAATATCTCAAGTAATGGATCAGCTTTTACACTTGGTATTATTCTGTAAAGCTGTTAACATTCCTTATGATGTCTATGGTTTCACATCAACTAATCCAAACTTTGGTTATAATGGTTGGAGTGAAAATCCAGATGAAGCTAAAGCTAGATCTAGAGAAAGCGAAATGTCTCATTCAGGTCTTTCATTACCTCAAATCATTTCATCAACTCTTAAAAAAGCTGACTTTGAAGAAGCTTTGTATCATATATACATGAGAAAAACTTTAGCTATAAATGAATGGAGCTGGGAAGAAAGAGAAATCCTATCAAAAGGCGAAGACTATGGTTCAACTCCACTTAACGAAGCTTTAGTAAAAAGTCATGGTCTTATTAAAGCATTTAAAAGAAAGCATGCTGTCGATAAAATGAATCTTGTAATACTTTCTGATGGAGAAGCAAATCAAATTAGAGTTGTAAAATCTCATAAAGTTAATTACGTTCCTCATGACACATGGGGTAGAGCTATAATACATGTTGATGGAAGACAAGTATATGCTGAAGGCAAATCAGGTAAAGCGACAAAAGCATTACTTGAAAATTTAAGAAAGAATTACGGAGTCTGTACTCTTGGCTTCTTTATTGCTGATGGTTCTCATAACTTTTGGAGAAAAGTTGAAGATGCTCATGGTACATACATTTATGGTACTGAAGAAAAAAGACCATTTAATAGAGAGTATGGTAAAAAGAAATGTGTTACTTTTAAAAATGCTCTTGGATATGACGAATTCTATATTGTAAAGCATGGTAAAGGATTTAGTGCTGAAGCTGACGACTTTGAAGTTGCTGATGATGCTTCAACAGGTACAATTAGATCTCAATTTAAAAAGTATAGTAAGTCTAAAAAGAACAATAAAACATTGCTAACGAACTTTGGTAGGGCAGTTGCTGAATGAAAGGTGTTAAGAGTGTAAAGTTTTTTCACTTTTTTCACAAAAAAACGTTTACATTTGCTCAAAACTGTGGTATAATATAACTATAAATTGATAAGGAGAAAATATATATTATGAAAAATTTGAAAGCCTCAACTCAAATAATCCTGAAAGAACTTGCGAGTCAATATCCTGACCAGGTTCATTTCAGAAAGTCTACAATCGTAGACGTCGGTAAGAGATATGGATATACAGGTAAAGACTGGGATCCTCTCATGACTAAAGACAATAGAGTCAAGATCGGTACTTACGATCTGGCTGGTCTTATCGAACCACTAAGAGCTGAAATAGCTTCTTCAGTCGTTCAAACTATGCCAAAAGCTGCGGCACAAATGCAGTCAATCGTAAACGATGAAAAGAACTTTGCTTCTAAAGACGATACATTCGTACCTTGGGGAGCATTTCATGACATCGTAAAGATTGTAAAGTCTGGTATGTTCTATCCAACTTACATCTCAGGTCTTTCTGGTAACGGTAAGACTTTCATGGTCGAACAAGCATGTGCTAAAGTTAATAAAGAATTCATTAGAGTTCAAATCAATCCTGAAACTGACGAAGATGATTTACTTGGTGGTTTCAGACTGATCGATGGAGAAACAGTTTTCTCAAAAGGTCCAGTTCTTAAAGCAATGGAGAATGGTGCTATACTTCTTCTTGACGAGATTGATAGAGCTACAAACAAAATCATGTGTCTTCAAGGCATCCTAGAAGGCAAACCAGTTTTAGTCAAAAAGACTGGAGAAATTGTAAAACCTGCTGATGGTTTCAATGTGATTGCTACCGCAAACACTAAAGGTAAAGGTTCAGAAGACGGTAGATTTACTGCAGCTTCTATTATCGATGAAGCCTTCTTAGAAAGATTTACAATCTCAGTAGATCAGCAGTTCCCGTCGCTTTCAATCGAGAAAAAGATTGTATTAAAACACATGGAAAAATTTTCAAGTGTAGACGAAGACTTTGCTGATAAGCTCGTGACATGGGCTGACATCATAAGAAAAACTTTCTATGATGATGGTGTTGATGAAGTTATTTCTACTAGAAGACTTTGTCATATCGTACAAACCTTCTCAATCTTTAACAAAAGAGACAAAGCAATTGATCTTTGTATCTCAAGGTTTGATGAAGATACTAAAGCAGCATTCCTCGATCTCTACTCAAAAGTAGACGATGGAGTTCTAACTGCCGATACTCCGGACGTTAGAGATGAACAACCAGAAGGAGATGATGTTTACTAAGAAACCAAACTATAAGTTTAATGAAGGAGCTCTTGCAAAGGAGCTTCTTGATTATATAAATAATACATATGGAGGTCATTACTCTAAAAATAATTTTCAGTCTACTGAATTTATTATAGATTGTGGCCACGGTATGGGATTTGCAATTGGAAATGTACTTAAGTATGCGCAAAGGTATGGAAAGAAACAAGGTCACAATCGAGCTGATCTTTTAAAAATTCTTCACTATGCTATAATCGCTTTACATGTACATGATTTGAATGAGGAAAATAAAAATGATAATTAGTGATGAAACACTTAACGTTCTAAAGAACTTTGCTTCTATTAATCCAAATCTAGTATTCAAACCTGGTCAACAGCTTAAGACAATATCTGAAGCAAAGACCATATTGGCTAGAGCTACGATAGTAGAAGACTTCCCACAAGAATTTGGAGTCTATGACTTAAACGAATTCTTGTCGGTGTATAGCTTAATCGATAATCCTACTTTAGAATTTGAAGATAAAGCTGTATTAATTAAAAACAATGTAGGTGGATGTAAGTTACCTAATTCTCAAAAGATAAGATATTTCTTTTCAGAAGCTGATATACTTACAACTCCACAAAAAGATATTCAAATGCCTGATCCAGAAGTTGGCGTTAATCTCGAAGAAGATGTTCTTAATCAGATTCGAAAAGCCGCTGCTGTACTAGGTCATTCTGAATTATCCATTCAAGGAAATGAAGGTGTGATTACTGCATCCGTAGTCGACACAAGGGATAGTACATCTAACCTTTTTGAAATTGAATTGGATAAAGATAACTCATGTAGAAATGAGTTTAACTTTGTAGTAAGTATTCCAAACTTGAAATTATTGCCAGGTGACTACTTTGTAAGTATCTCATCTAAGCTTATTTCAAACTGGACTAATAGTAATTATCCAGTGGAATATTTTATTGCTCTTGAAAAATCTTCGACATTTAATGTATAAATATAATCGAAGAGAAGAAAGATGCCTAGTGGGTCTTTCTATTTTGTTAACACTTTGCAAAGGAGAAAATCATGACAGAAGAAGTGAAAAATGAAAATGCTGAAGTTGCTGAAGCTGTAGAAGCAGAAGCACCTCAACTTTCTTTACAGGATATATCCACAATGGTTCAGATCATCGACATCTGTTCTAAAAGAGGTGGATTCGAAGGTCCAGAACTTGAGGCTGTAGGTAGTCTTAGAAATAGAGTTGTAAAATTCTTAAATGCTGCCGCGCCTAAAGATGGAGAAGTCCCAGAAGGAGACGTTCCTGTAGAAGAGCCAGTTGAAGCTGATTCAGCAGAATAATTATAGAGGGGAGCAATTCCCCTCTACATTTTAAGGATATATTATGGAAATGAATGAAAGAGCCAAATTGCTTAAGGCTTTACAAAAAGGGCAAGTAACAGTAACATTTAGAAAAGTAGATACAGGCGAAATAAGAGTTATGCCTTGTACTCTTAATCCCGCAATATTAGAAGCAAATGATGTTACAACTAAAATTAATTATAGCGCAGATAAAATGGAAGTCTTTCCAGTATGGTCGTTAGATAAAAATGCATGGAGATCTTTTATCTTAGATACTGTTGAAGCATGGGAGGTCCTATAATGCAAGAATTTTTGTGGGTAGAGAAGTACCGACCAAAAACAATCGACGAATGCATACTGCCCTCTCAGATTAAAAAAGAATTTTCAGAGGTATTAAAACAAAAGGAACTTCAAAACATGATGTTCACGGGCACAGCTGGTGTTGGAAAAACTACAGTGGCCAAAGCTTTATGTAATCAACTACAATTAGACTATATTGTAATCAATGGATCAGAAGAATCTGGCATTGATACACTAAGAAACAAAATTAAACAGTTTGCCAGTTCAGTTTCCTTATCGGGTGGATACAAGGTGGTTATTTTAGACGAGGCTGATTATCTAAATCCCCAGTCCACCCAACCTGCTCTTCGTGGTTTTATCGAAGAGTTTTCAGCAAACTGTAGATTTATTCTTACATGTAATTTTAAGAATAGAATCATTGAGCCTCTACATTCGAGATGTAGTGTAGTAGAATTTGCAATGCCAAAATCTGAAAAAGTAACATTGGCAAATCAATTTCTTTCTCGAGTAGAACAAATACTTGCATCAGAGAATATCAATTCAGATTCAGCAGTTCTTGCTGAACTTATCATGAAGCATTTTCCAGATTTTAGAAGATCAATTAATGAGCTTCAGAGATATTCAAATCATGGAGTCATTGATAGTGGTATATTAATTAACGTATCTGATATCGCAGTCGATACTCTTATGAGTGCGCTTAAAATTAAAGACTTTAAAAAGATGAGACAATGGGTTGCTGATAATATTGATATCGAACCAGCATCTATGTTTCGTAAACTATATGATAATATGAATGAGCATGTAGAACCAACTAGCATTCCGCAAATGGTCTTAATTCTTGCTGACTATCAGTATAAGAATAGCTTTGTAGCAGATCATGAACTGAATATGGTTGCATGCTGTACTGAAATAATGGCAGGAGTAAAATTTAAATGAATAAAGATATAGAGATAACTGTACTTAAACAAAATGTCGCGGACTTACAAAAGCAAGTACACGACGCGCATGTTCGCATCTTAGAGCTTCAACAACAGTTGCAAGAATCAAAGAAAGCTCAAGATATCGTAGACAAACAAATGGCAAGAGCTTTAGGATTATGAATCCATTTGATTATCTAAAAGCAATCAACGAAACCAAGAAAGATATCATGGTTGATGACATTGCTGAGAAAGAATATAATCCATTTATTATTAATCGTGGTCTTTCATTCTTTCGAGATACTATACTCTATGCTAACGAGATGAATAGATTTCATCATCTAGATCATCGCCTTCAGTTTGATTTTTTTATAAATATAATTAAGAAGAAAAAGAGATGGTCCAAATGGGTCAAACCACAGGAAGTGGCTAATCTCGAACTCATCAAAGAATATTATGGGTATAGCAATGAAAAAGCTAAATCCGCATTATCATTAATGAGCCATGAACAAATTGAAGAATTGAAACAAAGGATTTATAAAGGTGGAAAACGAAAATAAACAAATCACGAACTGGCAACCAACTGAAATGTTGGAGGTCACGTTAAACGAACCAGACGATTTTCTTAAGATTAGAGAAACTCTAACTCGCATAGGTGTTGCATCGCGCAAAGATCAGAAGCTCTATCAGTCTTGTCATATATTACATAAACAAGGTAGATATTTTATAGTGCATTTTAAAGAGCTTTTTTTATTAGACGGAAAACCATCTAATCTCTTAGAAAACGATCTACAAAGAAGAAATACAATAACAACATTACTTGCTGATTGGGGACTTATAAGTATTGTCGATCCAAGTAAAGCAAAAGACATTGCACCATTAAGACAAATTAAGGTGATTCCATTTAAGGAAAAGTCTCAATGGGAACTGTGTCCAAAGTATAATATCGGCAATACTCAAAATAAGGAATGACAGTAATAAAAAAATATTTTAAAGACTTACATAAATTAATGAAATCCGGAAGGATTAATAAAGTAATAAAATTATTTACATAAACGTAAAGTAAAGATATTACTTGTATAAATACATATGAATCGCCGATAACGGGATTCGTATTAACCTTGCTAACTTAATAGGAGGAAATAAAATGGTAGTAAGAAATAACTTGAACGT